GCTGCCGCGTTAGCTGCCGCGTTAGCTGCCGCGTTAGCTGCCGCGTTAGCTGCCGCGTTAGCTGCCGCGTTAGCTGCCGCGTTAGCTGCCGCGTTGTTGGTGTCTGACATGTTCGCTCCTATCGGTTGCCTGTCACTCAAGCATGGGTCGCGCGTGCGGCCCATGGTTCAGTGCTCAGACCTCGCGTTGTGCCGTCTTCAGTGCCCACACTTCGTACGTCTTACGGATCTTAGGGGGCATAAATTTGCGCGCCTTGTCGGCCGCGTCATACGCTGCTGGCGCATCGGCAAAGACATTGGCGCGGTCAAGGTGGAATGCCCATGTGGTACCGCGCAAGAAGAAGCGTACTCCTTGGTTGACCACTGTCACCACGCATCGGGTATCGGCTGTATCCATCTGTCTGTCTCCGGTTCGTTGCTCTCACAGAAGAGTATGCATCGGGCGTGCCAACGCAAACGCTGCAAGCGGACGGCTGAATGCTTGATTTGTGCAGCGCGGTGACAAATAGTGTCACATTGTGACCGTCACAAAGTGACAAAAATTGTCAGTGGCACGATTATTGCGAGCAGCGGTTTGTGTCAGGCGGCACGGATAGCGGCACGCACAAGTGGCACGTAGTACAATCAATAACTTAGCAGCGTTTGTGCCTCTTGTGCCTCTTGTGACGCTATATAGTCACTCCCTCCCTCTGTGCGCGCGCACATGCATAGTCGTATATTAAGAGTCACAAGAGGCACAAGAGGCACAAACGCTGCTTTTCCTCGGCAATTAGCTATGTGCCGCTTCCCGTGCCTCTTGGATCTATACGCCGCAAGCGGCACACATCCCACGGAGCGCTCGGCGCGCGGCTCGCGTATCGCCTAGGCGACCGAGGACGGTACATTGCGAGCCGGGCGGGGACCCTTTTGAGGGACCCGCGGATTGCGGAGCGAGCGGGCGCTATGTTGCACGCCCAACGCCAACCGCTAGAAAGGACCCAAGAATCGTGCCAAGTTTGGAAGGCCGGGGGGTATCGCGCGAGGGACCCAAACCGACTTGCTATTGGAATGCCGGCCGGGGTATAACTCCACTCATGCCCAACCTACTAACAAAAATCGTCACGCCCGCGTTCATTACCTTCAACGCGCACTGCTGGTTTGCCTACGCGACAGTTTTTACCTTCTTCCATTGGTGGATAGTACCTGGCGCGCTCATCGCAGCCGGCGTCAAAGAGTTCTACATCGACAAGCACTTTGAGGTGGACCAAACGTTCGGCGACAACGCAGCGGATTTTTCTGGTTACCTGGCTGGTATTCTTCTAGCGATATGCGCGCACTACTTCTTGTGATGCTGCTCTGCGGATGCACGGCGCCGGCAGTTCACATCGATTGCTGGCAGAAACACAACGATGAGCCACTTACGATTGATGCATGCCACGGCAAGCAACTTCACGTCACTTGGAGATTCTAATGAAGCCGTACGTCGGTGCCGTAGTCCTTGCCGGTAAGCGCGCCGCGATTATCACGCACGTGCACGATGACACGTTCGTCGATCTGTCGATATTCGAGCCTGGTAACCGCGCGCTTGAAACGTACGCCTATGCGGAGTACAACGTGAAGTGGAAGTGGATCGAGCAGCCGGCCGCTACGACTACAGTCGAAGAGCCCGAGCACCCGAACACAGGATTCAATGGTCTACCTTGGGGGTTTCATCCATGAGTTATCGCGGTAAAGTTTGGGCAGGAATTGTTCTCTTCACGATGATGACGTGGGGGTTGATCTTCACCGCGGCGTTCAGCGCCGAGAAGCCGGCGGAGCCGAAGCTGATGACGTGGGTACATGTGTGGGGCTGCCCGCGGCCGATCTCGCACGTCGTGCTGATCTTCTCGAACGGCAAGGCCGTGAAGCTGCGCGTCGACGATCTGTCGGACGAGGCGAAAGCGCAACTCGTCACCGCGATTGGTGATGTTGAGGGGATCAACATTCAGTACAAGTGCGGGACTGAGGTCTAATGAAAATCGCGCTCGACTACGACAACACATTTACTCGTGACCCGGATCTTTGGATTTGCTTTGTCGGCATGGCGTACATGCGCGGCCACGAGGTTACGATCGTCACTAGCCGCAATGAGGCTACGCCAGTGCCGGTCACAGGCATCGAGGTGATCTATTGCGCATTCAAGGCAAAGGACCAACACTACGACGCGGACGTGTGGATCGACGATGACCCGAAGCATATTCACCACGATCACGGGCATTATCCGCCATGAGTCTCCGCGACGATGCGATCTCGACGTTAGTGCAACTGTTGCACTCCGCCGAGGACCGCGATCGCGTGTCGGCGGCAGACAAGCTGCTGAAGTCCGCGAACATCTCACGCGCGTATCAGGAGGAAGCACTGAAGATCCTTCAGGAGATCATGGAGGATACGTTCGCGAAAGCCGGCGATCGGGTGAACGCAGCGGACAAGTTGAAGAACCATGGCGGCATCCAGGCGCCGACCGCGCGCGACGAGGAGCGGCAACTCGCGATGATGACCGATGATGAGCTGCGCGAGAAGATCGCCGCCTACGAGCCGCCGCGCCGACTTGTGCCAGCCCACGACCCACTGCTAGACTGAGGTATGGAGCTAGCCCCCCACCGATACTCAAACGAGTTGCAACGCCGCGAGCGCAGCCGCGCCAGCTTGGTCGACTTCAGCCAGTCGATCGATGTGCCGGGCGTGCCGCAAGTCGAGATCATCGACGAAGAGGACGAGAAGGGAAAGCTTAAAGACCGCATCGAGCACGTAAAGGTTTCGTACACACCCGTCGAGTCGCGCGTTGCAATTCACCACATCCTAACCATGCAGGCGATACAGAGATGCATAGAGAAACCACGCGGACGAACGATGATATTCGAACCCCCCGGTTCGGGGAAATCTACCTACGGGGCTGTATTGGGGCCGGCTTGGGCAATGGGCAAGTGGCCTGGTTTCCAGGTGATCTTAGGTTCGTATGCTACTACTATAGCTACAAAACAATCGCGGAAAGTGCGATCGATTGTACGCGATCCGAGCTACACAGGTATTTGGGAAACCAAGCCGGTCCTCCAGGATGACCAGCGCGCGATCGACGACTGGCAAATGACGAACGGATCGAGCATGATGGCAGCCGGCCTGCTCGCGGGCATCACTGGAAATCGTTGTGATCTTTTGGTGCTAGACGATCCTGTAGCAAACCGCGAGCAGGCCGACTCGCCTGCGATCCGCGAGAAGACGTACAACGAGTATCTTGACACTGCCATGACGCGCGCCAAGCCGCGCATGTCGGTGCTGATCATACAAACGCGCTGGCATGAGGAGGACTTAAGTGGTTCCATTCTCCCCGCAGACTATTCCGGTGAAAGCGGACTCATACGTTGTCGTGATGGACAGGAATGGGAAGTTCTTTGTATACCCGCCGAAGCCGAAAGGGACGACGACGTTCTTGGACGGAAACCCGGTGAGTTTCTTTGGCCCGAATGGTTTCCTAAGGAACACTGGAGTACGTGGCGCGATAATCCGCGCGCTGCGCGAACGTGGGCTGCGCTTTATCAGCAGCGTCCCGCGCCCTTCACTGGCGTTCACTTTAACCGCGAGATGTTTCGGATGTACAATCCGGATCTCGCACGAGTAGACACATGAAGAAAATTCTGTTTGCTATAACACTCGCAGTGCTCCTCACGGAAGGCGGCATCCACATGCACCGTTACAACCCGCACGAGGGTGAGATCAAGCTGCAGTCGTGGGATCAAGAAAATCTCAAGCGTAACGACCACGGCTGCCCTACGGCGATCTACGTCGCCCCTAGCGGCGAGCTGAAGCAGTGTAATCCGTGATTCAAATGTATGACGGCCTCGATGCGCTTCCGAAGACTCTTCGCATTTATGGCGCGTCTGACTTCGCAACAATGGAACCTAAAGCGGGTAAGAAAGAGCCTGACTTCACTGAGCACGGCGTGTGGGGGATTGATCGGCGAGGCGAGTTGTGGGCCATTGACTGGTGGAGCAAGCAATGTGAGACCGACGTGGGGATCACGGCATGGCTTAACCTCGTCGCACGATGGAAGCCTATCTACTGGTTCGACGAAGGCGGATTGATCGACAAAGCGATCGGCGCACAGAAACGCAAAGCGATGCGCGACCGCCAAACGTACACCGTTATCGAATCACTCCCGTCGCTGACGGACAAAGCATATAAGCTGCAAGCGTTTCACGCCATGGCCTGCGCGGGTGCGATCCACTTGCCGGTGAATCGCGCGTGGTCGGACGGAAACGGCTCTAAGGGCGAGGGTGGCGTCATCACGCAACTCGTTAAATTTCCAGCCGGAAGATGGGACGACAAGGCGGACGTATGCGGTCTTATCGGTCGCGGGGTTGACAAGATGTTTGACCCCCAAGTTCCTTTGAGCGATACTAAACCCTTACTTGTGCCGTTCACCGAAAAGTGGATCGAGTACAATGACCGCAATCAGAAACCGAAAGTGAGGTATTTCTAATGGCTGACGCAACTATTTCATCCATCGCATCCGCCGTTAAGGCCGATGTTGCTGTGGTCAAGGCCGACGAGTCAAAGGTTGTTGCGTTCTTCAAAGCGCACTACACCAAGGCCGTCGCCGCTGTTGTTGGGTTCGCCGTCAGTCACTTCGGTGTGATTTCGGCCATTCTGCATAGGGTGTTTTAATGGCACAGGTCAATTCAGAACCCGGCAAAAATCAGGCAGCGGCTAATACCGCAGTCACCGCGCAGTTGACAACGCAGACGAATCCAAATCCAGGAGTCAATCCCGGCAATCAATATTCGCTCACCATCACCGTGCCATACGTGCAGGCTGAAGCCGGTTGGCCAGAGAATCACGGCGGCATCAAGCCGAAGAGAAGTTGATATGCCGCAGGATTACAAGGACGCTTCGTTCTCGAACAACACTGGTCTTAATGGTCAAGTCACTCCGACTGTATATGTCCAAGGCGGAGTGCTGACTACTGTCAGTTCGCCGCAGTATATCGGAACGCCGCTCACGACTGCTCAGGGCGGAGTAAACTTCGCGCTCACGACTCAGGTCAATCCGTATCCCGGTTGTGTCTCGAGCAACAGCGTAGTCGCCGAACAGCAAGTCGCGGTTACCGGCCCGATCTATCAGTCGCCGGGCGGCATCCTCAATAAAGGTAGCGGCCTCACGACCGGCGGCGGTCCGTGACAGGAGGTGGAGGCGGCGGAGGAAGCGGCGTGCCGACACCATTCACTCGCAGTTCGCCCGGAGTGCCGTACACCATATCTCAGTTGGTGCCGAGCATTCTCTCAACTAATGGCATTGCCGCGAGCGCGACACCGATATGGGCCGGTCCTGTGCTCGATTACGGCGTCGTCAATACAACGGTAAGTGCACCTGTACTGACTACCGGAGGGGCCAACGTGTGGCCCAAGGTTTTGACTAATCAGGGAGTTGCTGTACCATACAGCAGTTCGACCCCTATCGTTCTGCCGAATCAGGAGCAACCACAATGATCCGATCACGCCCCGGCTTCCAGACTCAAATCATAGACGACTCGACTGAAGTAGCTTCCGCCGGTAACGCGAAGCTGAATAACGACATGCTGCCGGCAATTGCTCGGCGCTCGACGGCGACACCGGCCAAGTCCAATTCTCCGCTCACGCAGGCTACCCAACCGGTTAACACGGTCGAGCAGCAAGCGACAATTTCACCCGAGCATATGCAGGCTGCAGCGGATGCCGCATGGGCACGCATGAAGGCGAAGATGCCGCAGGGTAAAATGGATCCGGAGATCATCAAGAATCCGACGCCGAGCCCGGTAGTCGAAGTCAACGACCCGTACGCGGATCTCCAGAGTTAATCCATGTCAACGTCCGGCGCATCCAATGGTCCAGCGACCCCCGGCGGCGGAGGCGGCCAGCTTACCGACCCGCGGCAGGGCGGCGAGGGCATGGATGACGGCGTTGAACAGAAGCAGGAGCTTTCCAAAGAGGAAGAGGCTAAGGAACGCGCGCAAGTCGAGAAAAAGTGGAAAGAGTACAACGATGCGCGCAAGTTTGATGAGAATTTCCGCAAGCAAATTGCGATTGACCGGCGTTACGCCGCCGGCACGTCTGATCTCGCTTGGGCCGTTACTACCAATCTTATCGGTGCATTTATCGATATCTTGGTGGCTTTACTTTACGCTAGAAATCCTGATGTATCTGTACGTAAATCGCCACAGGTTGACGAATCGAACACGTATCAGATGCAAATTTTCGCCCGCACACTGGAAATAGTTATCTCCAGTCTGTGGAAGAAAGCAAATCTCAAAAGCCCGGCCCGAACCGGAGTACGTTCTGTACTCTCCAACGGTGAGGGCTGGTTCAAAGCGACGATGGTCTCGGACAAGCGGCCGATGCCGGAAGTCGAGTCGGCATTGAATGACGCTATGGAGACGCACGCGCGCATCCAGGCGCAGCAGAAGCTCCTCGAGGACCCGGATGAAGGCGACTCGGAGTCACGCGAGTCTGAGCTTGCCGAAAAGGCAGAGCTAATCAAGTCACTCGAAGAAAAATTGGAACTTGCCGTCAGCCGCATGTTCGTTGTGGACTACGTCGAGACCGAGAATATTCAGGTTTCGACCGATATCAACCGCGTGGAAAATTATCTCAACGCTGATTGGATCGGGAACGAGACGTACATGACGAAAGACGACGCGCTTTCGAAGTTCGATCGTCTCACGACAGAAGATATTCGCACTGCGAAGACCTATTACCAACGTGCGCCGAAAGAAATGACGACGCGCGATGTCGACAACGTGTTGCCGCAGGGAATGTTGACCGCAGAAAGCGCGCAAGCGTTCGTGCAGGCAACCAGCACCGAGGAATCACTCGCGTTTCTGCGCGTAGTCGAGATTTGGGACCGCCGCGACAAGCAGATTCGCACACTCATTGACGGAGTACACAAATGGGCGAAGGAACCCTACCCACCGCCATATCCAGCGAGCCGGTTCTATCCCTACTTTTACTTTGCCTTCTACGAAGTGGATGGTCAGAGGCATGCGCAAAGTCTATCGTGGAGGCTATACAAGCTCCAGGACGAATACTCATCGTCACGGAGCAACTTTCGCCTAACGCGCGAACGATCCATTCCTGGTGTGTTGTTCAACGCGACGATGTTAGACGAGGTCGAGGCGAAGAAACTACAGGAGTCGAAGTCGCAGGAATACACGGCGCTCCGGCCGAGTGATCCGGCGACGCCGATCGGCAATTTGTTCGCAGCGAAGCCCGTGCAGGGCATCGACATGAGGCTCTATGACCCCACGCTTATCCTCAATGACATGGAGAGAATTTCAGGAGTTCAGGAAGCACTCTCGGCGGCTATCAATGGTCCTGGGAACCCGAAGACGGCTACCGAGGCGAACATCCAGCAGTCTGGAACGCAAGCTCGCACGACGAGTGACCGAGACAACCTCGAAACGATGCTTACTGATCTGGCGGAGTACACTGCGCAGCAAGCGCTACAATGCCTGTCGACGCGAGACGTTATGCGGATGGCTGGTACGAAAGCGTTTTGGCCGGCTGGTATGGATATCGAGGATCTCTTCACGATGGTAGAGGTCACGATCGAAGCAGGCAGCACCGGCAAGCCGCGCCAGGCGACTGATATGCAGGCATGGAGCACGATTCTTCCGTTGATTCAGAACACGTTGAAGGAAATCGAAGCCGCAATGGCCCAAGGCAACATGCCTATGGCGAATGCGCTTATCGAGCTCGTAAAAGAAACCATGCTTCGTCTCGGCGACGAGAGTGACATTGAACGCTTCATTCCGCGCAAGCCGCCTCCGGGCACGCCGGGCGCGGGAGGGCCGCCTCCGCCGATTCAACCGGAAGTCAGCATCAAGCTCACGGGGCAGATCACGACTGCTGCTGCTATGCAGCTCGCGCAGCCGGATCTCGTGCGCGACGCGCCGCCACCGCAACCGACTCCAGGCGGGGCACCATCAGGCCCCGGATCACCAGCATTACCGCCTACCGGCGGACCGGGTGCCGCGCCTGGACCATAGTTCAACAACACGATAGAGAGCCCCATGCCACCTGAAGAGAAAACCGTTATTGACGAAATGAATGCCGCGCTCGGCGACTTGATAGCGCCTGAATCTGAGACTCCTGAACCGGAGATTACCGAAGAGGAGCTACCCGCTGAAGAGGGTGAAGAGGAATTACCCGCTGAAGAGGGTGAACCAGATACAGAAACGGACGAAGAAGCCGAAGCGCGGAGCTCTGACCGCAATGCTGACGGCACTTTCAAGAAAAAAGAACCGGCCACAGAAACGGACGGCACTCTCACCACAGCGGCGTCCAAGGAGCCTGCGAAGAAAGACCCGATCAACGATCCGATCCCAGAGAATCTTAAGAAGGACACTTCGGAGCGCATTCGATCACTGATTGATACGGCGAAGACCCTTACATCGGAACGTGACCAGTACAAAACGGACTTTGATTTCTTGGTGAAGGGCGTCGAGGCGACGGGCACCACACCCGCGCAGTACGGCGAGACACTCTCGTGGCTGTCGCTGTTCAACAACGGCATCAAAGGCGACGCCGCCCAGTTGGAGAAGGCATATGAACTGGTGGAACAGGTTGCTGAACGGTGTGCGCTTCTTTTGGGTAAGGACCGCAGCATTGCTGACCCGCTCAAAGGTCATGCGGACCTTGCCGCCGCCGTCCAATCGAAGCAGATCACTCAGGAATACGCGAAAGAGATCGCCCGCACTCGGAATGGACAACAGTTCCGGCAGGAACTGACGACGCAGCAGACGACAGCTGAGCAAGCTACGGCAGCGGAGGCTAAAGAGCTTGCGGACGGCAGGGCAGCGCTCACGGAGCTTGGAAACAACCTCGCGGCGAGCGACCCGAGTTATGCGGCGAAGAAAGATATAGTGGTAGCAGCGTTGCAGCCTCTCTTCCGGCGCGGCTCGGATGGCAAATACATCATCCGCCCGTCGCAGTGGAAGGAGAAGTTCTCAGAAGCCTATCGCAACGTCCGAATCGGTGCGCCCGCGGCAACGAAGCCGATAGTTCCGGCAAATCAGCCGTTACGTGCCGGCAAACAGCCGGCCGGCGGCCAAGCGAAACAGCCTAGCAACGCACTTGAAGCAATGAACGCAGCACTAGCAGGAATGAACAAATGAAAAAGGTCGACTACAGCAAAGTCCTCATCGCAACACCGATCCGAGGCAACCAGACTGTCACACTCTACACGGCGGGACTGATGCAATCCCAAGGGTTGCACGGCGGTTGGCTTCCGATGGCAGGGCAGTCGGACATCTACGTCGCGCGTAACGTTCTTGTGAACGAGTTCATCCGGCACCCCCAGTTTGATACGCTCATCTGTATCGACAGCGATATCGGATTCACCCGCCAGCACCTGCAGGACCTCATCCACACTGATGAGCAATTCGTCAGCGGGTTGTACACAGACAAATGCCAGCCTCCAGTGCCGTTCTGCCGCAACAACGAAGGGCGCCAACTGGACCTTGAAGAGATCCCGAAAGAGGGAATGCTTGAAGCGCGGTTCGTACCAGGCGGTTTCTTGAAAATTGAGCGTAGTGTGTTCACTACACTCGATGCTGCTAAAAATGAAGACGGGACGCCGTTTATCAGGCGCTATGGTCAAGGGACTTTTGGCCATTACTTCTTCGGTATGATCGCGCTCGACAATCTACTCTCCGAGGACTACTCGTTTTCGAATCTCGTGTACTTGGCCGGCATCCAACCTTGGATCAACTGCGGCATTCGTTTGAACCACGATGGCCGTACCGCCGATCCACAACCCGTCAATGCGGCGAATCAGCCGTCAGGTGCCATGGCGAATGCCAACCCGAAGCAGCATCTTCTGCCAAGACCGCAAACGCTAGAAGAAAACCCCGCGCTGAAAGAACTTCTGAAGGCCACACCATGAAAGACTTGACCATCTGTATCCCGACGTTCGAGCGGGACCCATTCCTTGCGTGGACGTTGAACAAGACGCGTGAGGGTTTCGGCCCGGAGCAAAAAATCATCATCTCGGATAACGGCAAGTCGACGCTGCGTCCCGAGGGCGTGCGCTATCTACGCCAACCGCAGAACATTGGTGCGTTCCCGAACATGCGTACAGCACTGCTCGCCGCCAGCACCAAATATTGCGTGTTCCTTGGAGACGATGACTATCTATTGCCGGATCAGGTGCAGAAGGGTATCGATTACTTGGAGGCAAACCCATCGGTTGGGATCTACTACGCACCGTGCCAGTTGTACGACGAAGTCAACCAGCAGGCGAACTGGGAAGCGTTCTATCCGGCGGCGGATGAGACGTTCTCAACCGCGGACGGGTTGTGGAACTTCATTATCGGGAAACACGTATGGCCCGAACATGCGATCTACCGAAGAGAGGGTTTGGCGGACATTTTGCAGCCACGCACCGCAGCATACTGGTGTTTCACGGACTTGGCCCATGCGGCATGCCGGTTCCCGGTCCACTTCGCGAAGACCCCGTACTACCGGAACATCACCAACCATCCGGTCGGCGGACGCATGAAACTCGGCGATATGCAGTGTTTGACAGACTTCGACAACTACCGTTGGGGCCTCGAGTACTTGGCTCATGACATCTTCAACCAGCCGCTAGCGCTCTGTAAGCCGGAGGAAGTGATGAAGCTCAAATCGGACATTTCGAACATGATCCGGCAGTTCATTTGGTCCCGGTACGAAGTCGCCGTGCGTATTCACAAAGCTAATGGTAGACTGGGCGATGCGAATCTGTTAGAGAAGCGTTTGGCGATGACCGGATACTAGGAGTAGAGACATGGCAATTGTTGGTCCGAATCATGAAGACGGCGCTCGGGCGCCGAGCGGCGGGAAAGCGCCGGGCGCAGGCGCAGAGCATGAATCTCCGCCCGTGATGCATTTGGAAGCGCATCACATCAAGAAGTTGTTCAAGGGCAAAATGCCGCCGATCGGCAGCAAAATAAAGGTACATTCGCTCGTACACGTTGGCGCGTACAGCGAGGGTGAAGACGGCCCGCCGAGCGGTGGCAAGGCTAAGGGTGGCGAAGGCAACACGAAACGCACCATGGCACTGCACTTCCACAAGATGGACATCGCGCAAGACGGTATCGACGGCGCGAGCGAAGAGAGTCAGAAGAAAGGCATGAAAGCTGAGATGGACAAGGCGCTCTCACGTGGAGCCGGCGGCAAGGGCCGCGGTGAAGGTAAGGGTAAGGCTCCGGCGCCGCGCGGCGGCGGAGACGACGGTGAGCGGGACGAATAGTTGATACTACGCAGGTAACGCGCTAGTATGCAGGGTATGAAAACCCCTGAACAACTAGCGCGTGACCGAGAGCGGGTTCGCGCTTGGAAGAAAGCTCACCCTGAACACGTTCGCCAACTAAACGCGGAATCATTATCCCGGAACCCGCGGCAATATACGCCAGAGCAGCGTGCTGCGGCAGTCGAACGCACCCGCGTATGGGGTGAAAAGAATCCAGAACGTCGAGCGCAACATGCTCGCGCCATAGCGCGGCGGTATGCCGCTAAGCATCCGGAAAGAGTAAAGCAAGGTTTCCGTACTTGGGTATTGCGTACCAAGTACAACATCACATGGGAGAAGTATCACGAGATGCTAGAAGCGCAAGAGGGGAAGTGTGCCATCTGCAAGACGACTGAACCCGGCGGCCGCGGGGCGTTTCCAGTCGACCACGATCACGCAACGGGAAAAATTCGTGCGCTTCTTTGCAATAGCTGCAATATGGCCATAGGCATGATGAAGGATGATCCTGCTCAGCTGCGCGCGGCAGCCGTCTACCTTGAGACCCATAATTTGACTTCCTAATCCACTATGGTTTAACATCGGCAGCATTAATGGCTGTAGTCGTGAACTTGAAAGGGAATCGGCAACCCTGAATTCCAAACGGCCTCTTGGGAAGAACATTTTGTTTTTCTATTTACCAAGAGGTATTTGCACCTTTGCCATTTACATCCGAGCAGCTCGCTTACGCCGGCAACGCGGCCATAAATTATTTTCTTCGGAACGACCCGATCGATCAAGTCAACATTGCCCGTCCGCTTATCAAAAAGCTGATGGAAGAGAAGAAGCCGTACGTCGGCGGTCTTCAGTATGTGGTGGAACAGCTCCGCTACAGCAACGACTCGAATTTTCAGTCGTACTTCGGCGACACTCAGGTCACTTACAACCGTAAGCGCACCCTGCAGCAAGCCAAGTATACGTGGGGCAGCTTCCACGACGGCTTCGGCTTGAACGAAGACGAACTGACTCAGAACGGCATAGTGATGACGGACGACAAGTCCAGCGTCCCGACCGAATCTGAGAAGGTACAGCTCACGAACCTCCTGCAAGAGAATGCGGAGACTCTGAAGCTCGGTTTCCAAGAGAACTTTGACTACATGCTGCACTTGGACGGCACGCAGTCGACCACGAACATCCCCGGCCTCGACCTGTTGGTCTCAACCACGCCGACCGTTTCCGCGGTTGTCGGTGGCCTCGACCAATCGATTTATACTTGGTGGCAGAATACGTCGATCACGGGCATCAGCACGTCGACCGCCGGCAACCTGACCCAGCAAATGGAGATCGCGTGGCGCGATTGCACTCGCTACGGCGGAATGGCCCCGAACTACATCCTGGTTGGCGAACTCTTCCTCGACGCGTACCGCCTCGATGCGAAGAACACCATCAACCGCACGGTGTACATGAAGGATGACGCCGAGCCGACGAAGCTCGATTCGTCTGTCGGCGAAGGCATCCGGACCGGAATGTACTTCAAGAATGTCGAAATCATCTGGGACCCTGTAATGACGGTGCTCGATGGTCTCTACAGCCCGACGATCCCTTGGGAGAAGCGTTGCTACTTCTTGAACACGAAGTTCCTGAAGCTGCGCCCGATCCAAGGACACTGGATGATCAATCGCACGCCTCCGCGTGTGTACGATCGCTATGTTCACTACTTCGCGCTTACGGCGAAGGCGGCCCTCACGACCGGCAAGCGCAATTCGCACGCTGTTCTGAGCATCCAGTAACCGTCACCGAACATCAGAGGAAATTCACATGCAATGCTTACTTATGACTGCCAGCATCACCACGCCGGCAATGATCTATCTGCCGACTGATCGTGCTCCGGTCCCGTTCGGTGATCCGTTCGCTGCCTACGTTTCTATTCTGGGAACGCCGGCCGTGTTTGGCGCCAACGTAGTGATCGCGAGTGGTTCTGCCGTCTCGTTCTCGGTTGCCGGTACCTCCGGCTTCCTGACGAGTTTGGCCGGCCTCACGTCCATCCAGACTCAGTTGAACACTGTGTACTACGTGGTCGGCACTTCTGTTGCGACTACTGGCAACCTGGCTTCGCTCGGTTTCTACCAGTTCAACATCACCACGACCAACGGCGGTGTTGCCCCGGCGGTTCTGCAAGCTTCGATCACTACGCTCGCGCAGCTCGGCGGCCAGGTGTTCGTCCACTTGCTCTCCAGCCAGTCGGACGGCACGATCCTGCCCTTCAAGCCGAACAACACTGTTCTCGCTTGGAATACGGGTTTCGTTTCGGCCACGGGCGTCAATGCCTCGCAGTCGATTACGCTGTTCGGTGCACCTGACCAGAACACCACGCTTGCCACTGGCACGTATGGTGCTCCGCTCGGACCGACTCCAGCCTCATGGAAAGTCATCGCTACCCTGGCGTACGGCGCTCCTGTGCTGGTGCAGCTCGGCTTCGACTGGATTTGCGCCTCGGGCGCGACTGGGAACCTTGTATTGATGCAGAATTGATTTTTCAACAACTTCGCAGGAGGCCCCCATGCGATACGAGAGAGTGAAGATTGCACGCGATACGAACACGGTCCATAGCCGCGACGTACCGCCTTGGGAAATCCCCCTCATCGAATTTCTGTTCGATGAGGGGAACGTGACCAGGACTGGAGTGTTCGTTACGCCGACGGAAGGAAAACTCATCAACAAAGGTGAGTATCCGGACGCGAAGACGGAGCTCAATCGATTGATCGATGCGTACAAGCAGGACCCGAAGACAGGTATCCCGTACGCGATCTCCGTGTACGGCAATGGCCGAACCGGGGAGCGCATGTTGCAGAAGTTGATCGACGAAGCGAAGGACGATGAGGCTGAGGACGCTAAGGTCAAGGCCCCTGTTAAGGCGACTGGAAAACCCCGCAGTCGTCGTGCGTCGAGTGACGCAGACAGTCTACTGAGTTGAGTGGGGCTCCTATCGTGATACGATAGGTTGGGGCCCACGGGTGCAAGCTCGTGGGCCTTTTTTGTTTAGGAGCAAGAAATGCCGATCAATGTGACATCAACTTTCTCTGCGGCGGCCCCATTCACGGGCACGTGGGAAACTCCGATGATCGGCTATGTCAGCACAGACTCTAGTCTGTCTGGCGCAATGGGCCTGAGCACTCCAAACACAATGCTCGGCTATACGATTGAAGCCGTTGGCTTGGTCACTCCCGAAGGCAGCCCGATGTTCCTCCTGCTTATGGCAGCAGGCACACCAGCGACTTTCTTCAGTCAGATCACTGTCCAGCGCGGCGCCGGCATCACGACGTATTCAGAGGGCGCAGCGACTTTCTATCCGACTGGCACAACTGTCATTGATGGAATTGCTGTACCGGCCACTGATGGTCCCGCGTGGTTGTGGGCCGATGTCAGCTCCGACTTCACGACCGGCACCATCACGACGTTGAACCCCATTCAGGCAGCGCCTACCGCGCCGCAGGGCAACGGAGATGTGACGGATCCGGAAGCGTGGGAAGACAACAACGGGAATATCCCGCCGCTCGAGTTCAGCAACGTTCCGCTCAACGTGAACTACCCGCTGAACGGTGACGGACGGTATTGGTTCGCGGTCAACGCGGCAACGGCAGACTCCGGGAGCCCGATAAAGTTCATCGGTAACCCAAGCTACTATATCGACAACATCAACCTTCAATGGAGTGTTGTTTCGACTGCCAATGATGGTAGTGGTTTGATCCTAGCGTATTCGACCAATGGCGGCGCGTCATGGACACCAACCACGCTGCTACCACAGACGCAACTCAAGGGTATTCAAAATGGTGCAGTTCCGGTAGGACTCGCTGGTTGTACCGGATTGCAAGTCAAAGTCTATGCGCAGGGCGGCACGGTGACTGCTGGCGCGACTTTGAGCGAAGTTGCGGTAGCTATAACGCGCAACTTCAACGAGCAGATAACGTGGGATAACCCCAATCCGTTCGACCCGGTCAACTACAATGCGCTCGCGCTAGACAACAACATTCCGACTTCTACGCTTGCGGCGTTGACAACGCGCACGCTTATTCGCCTCGGCTTCGCAAACCAAGCGGCTAACCCGCCGCCCGGCATGACGGCGCTCATTCAGGATTTCCTTATCAGCGCTCAGACGTTTTTATACAAGCGGTATACGCAACTTCACACGAAGCGGTTTTTCCGCTGGAAGGTGAATCCCGGCCAGCGGTTCTACTCGTTGAAAGACAACGATGAGAACGTGTTGGAAGGGGTCACCATGGACCCGAACAAAACAATCGAGTGGTGTGGTATTCAAGATTCGAGGAACGTATGGTATCCAATGATTCAAGGCATCCCGCCTCAACTGTACACGATGATTACGAAGCCATGGCGCCCGGCACGGTACGAACTCCGTGGTGCCATCGAAATATATCCGGCTCCGGACCAGACGTATTGGTTGTGGGTCCGGGCGCATTTCGGACTTATGAGCTTCGCAAACCCGACCGACACGACAACGATTGATGCTGAACTTGTCTTCTTGTGGGCGCTCGCGAACGCGAAGGCTCACTATGGACAGCCCGACGCGCAGAACGTCGCCGGACAGGCGAATTCTTACAAGGCGGAACTTATAGCAGCGACGCACCAGACAGCGCACTATGTGCCCGGCACGATCGCTGTGCCGCCGGCCGTGCGTCCGACATTGGTTCAGTTCGACGCGAACAATGGCGGCGGATCGTGAGACCGTATCCGCTGACGGTCCTCAATGGCGGCATCAACCGATTGCGCGTCAAAGGCGGCGCCTCGGCGTCGAACCTGTACGACTTGACGAACGCATACATAACGAATGCAGGTTCGATCACGCCTAGAGAGGGTACGCTACGCTTCGCCGCGCTCACCTCGCAAACTGTTGGGCTCGCCGCAGCGAACGGGACGTTCAACATCTTCGCTACCAACACGCAACTACTTGCGCCGACCATTCTAGCGTTGACCGCCTCGACATCCGGCGGCTCGGGCGGTGTCCTGGTTTCGGGCACAACGTATTACTACGTCATTGAAGCGGTAAACGTGTTGGGGTCATCGACTGGCGTATCGAACGAGCTACATATCCTTGCAACTGGCGCAGCGCCCTCCATCTTCGTCTCATACTCTCCGGTTGCTGGTGCTACGTCATACAACATTTATCGCGGCACGACGCCGGGCGGGGAGAACGTAGGCGCCGGGCTTTCTTCGGCCACCGCTGGTAGTTACCATGATATGGGGTTCACGAGCCCCGGAACGCCGAACGTTCCCAACAACACGACGATCGCGGTTCCGGCGGGTTTTACGCTGAACATTCTCTCTGATCCTAACAATCGAGCCCAAGGATTGGAGAAAATATGGTTCGCAAAACCGTTCATGGGATTCGAGTTCGTAGTTGCCGAGTTCAACAACGGCGATGTGGTTCACTATTGGTTGCAGAATGGTGGCACTTGGACAAGCGCCACGGATTATACGACCGCCAGCATTGTGCTGCCGCCGACACCGAACGGTCTAGCGTACCAGGGCGTGAGCATGTTCACGTCAGGTACGTTGTGGACGCCTGAAACAGTCATCGCTTCCGGCGCTTTCATTTTGCCGAATACTGCGACAGGTTTCGTGTACGAGGTTATATCCGTAGCGGGCTCACCCGCGCATACAGGGCAAACCGAGCCGAATTGGCCTACGGTCGCGGCCGGGCAAATTCAAGAGTTCGGCGATTTCGATCAGTCGTCGACCGACGCAGGTACGACACAACAGTTGAACAATTCCGTAACCGCTCCGCCGCTTAGCGCCACGATTACTAACAAGTACGGCGACTCTTCTACGGTAGCGAATTCCGGCATTGTTCAGACGAACGCCGCCGTGTTATCGACGCTCACTCTGGCATCGACCAAGGTCAAAGCATGGACTGCTGGTACTGCTGAGCCGACAGGCGCAGTGGTAATCCCCACAGTGTCAACTTCGTCGTTCACGAATGCAATTCCTAACGGCAACTTCGTTGGCGGCGCAGGCGTCGGCGGCTGGACTTTTGCCGACATAGGCGGCGCAGGCGAGTGGAATTACACGACCGGAACGTCCCCATTAACACTAAACATTGGCTCCGACGTAGGCGGCGCATCCATCGGCATTCCAGGCGGTACCAGCTTTGGTGCGGCCGGCGCTTCAGCCACAATGATCACTTCGGGTTCCGTGACACCAGGGCAATCTGTGACGGCGCAAGGCTATTGCAACCCGAACAACAACGGTTCGGACTTGACCATCTGGATTCAGTTGAACTGGTACAATTCTAGCAACGTGCTCATAGGCACGACCGGAAACATGGCAAACGAGCAGGAAGGTTACTCCACTGTTAATTTGTCAGTAACCGGGACCGCTCCCTCTGGAGCCGCGGGCGTGCGCGTAGCTATCTACGCGGGCTCAGGCACGACGAGTCGCAACGAAGGTTACGTCGGCGGTATTTTCTGGAACTTAGAAACCCCCTCGGTGCCGACGAATTTCTTGTTTGAGGCAGTGCAGCCTGCCGCCGGCATAACAGGTACTACGGAGCCAACGTGGCCGACTGTGCTCGGCAACACTGTCATTGATGGCACAGTCACATGGAAAGCCATTGGCACGTCGATCGTCACGTACGAAGCCATCCCTTTGATGCAATCTGGAGCTAATGCGCCGACGTTCCCAACAACTATTGGCGCGATCGTTCTTGATACTAGCTCGTTCACTGATATTAATGGGTTCGTCATAAACACGACCATGCGATGGCAGGCTATCGATCGGAGTGTTATTGATACGGGCGATCCGAGTACGGTTGCGGTGACTATCGGCGCTTCGCACGTGTTCGCCGGTAATAACGACATCGTCGACTATTCCGCTGCAGTGAATCCGATTGACTGGACTAGCACCAACAACGCCGGGTACCTCCCGACAGGACTGAATAATTATGGCGACAACCCCGTCACTGCTCTCGCGCTTTACCGCGGCAACCTCATCGTGTTCAACGCTGGGGGTTATCAGATGTGGCAGATTGATCCTGATCCGCAGAACATGGCGTTCTTGGACGCTCAGCCGGTTGGTTGTATATGGACGCGCTCCGCGCAATCAGTGGCGAACGATCTCATTTTCCTTACTGAAATCGGAGTTCGTAATCTCGGCACTATCGGTGCGACTGCCAACATGGCTATCGGCAACACTGGCCAGCCGATCGACCCGCTCGTCTTGGCGCAGATTCAGGCGGCGACTTACGACCCGTTCACGATCTACTATCCCGGCCGCGGGCAATACTGGTTGATTTGGGGACCTTTGGTCTTTGTGCTGACTATCAACGGACTGCAAGGAACGAAGTCATGGTCGCGGTACATCTTCCCGCAAGCAATCACTGATGCGACGTTGAACTCCGGTTCGCTTTTCTTACGCACTACCGGCAATCTCGTGTGGCAGCTCCAGACGACGCAGGTCATGGACGATGCGATCCTGACGACCGGCGGCGTCCACATCATAAGCACCGTCCAATGGCCTTACCTCGATATGGGCGGCCTCGGGCTCAACAAAATGCTGATAGGTATCGACCTAGTCGGTGAGGGCTCGACGACTATCCAGGTTGCATACGACCAGCAAGACAAATCCTCGTTTGTGGATAACCCATTCTACTCACTTACGTCCAGTGTCACCGCGCCTTACTTTATCGCGATCGAGGATACGGTACCCGGACAACCGATGCCAATTCCGATCAACGCGCCTAGCTACTCCCTGATTTTGACGTTCGACGGTGGAACGACCACGACGCAAAACAACTGGTTGTGGGAAGCAGCGAACTTCTACCTAGCACCGCAAGCCGGCGGCGGAGTAACAGGATGATACAGGTACTCGAAAATCCGACGCTGCTCGATTTCATCAAAGTGGTATTGAGGATGCCTGAGAACGAACGAGAAAACTTCGAGGCACTAACCGGCCAGAAGTACGACGTTGACTCCATAGCAATGGGCAACTTCATGGTGCAGGGGCCGAAGTGGGGTGTCTATGCGGACGGTGAGCCGATCTCGGTGGGCGGCTTTGTGTTCCAGCGTACGGGTGTATGGCGCGATTTCATGATCAATACCCCGGAGGCTTGGGCCAAGCATTGGTTCCCTGTAACGCGGATCTGTAAGCGCGCTATGGATGCTATGTTCGCTAGCAAGCAGGCGCATCGCGTGGACTGCATATCACTCGCCAGCAGGACGAATGTAGAATGGCATAAGGTTCTAGGGTACAATCTCGAAGCCACACTCTACGGATACTGCGCCAATGGCGCAGATGCTCTTCTATTCTCTAGGGTGAAACACATATGAGTCAGGGTAATGGCGCCGCCAATGCACTAGCTTCCGCCAACGCGGATCAACAGGCGCAAATCCAAAATTCGGTGAACCAGATTCAGAATGCGTATGGCAGTCCGAATCGGCAAAGTCAGTACACGGCGTACGGCAACAACCTACAGAATTACTACACCGGCCAGGTCAACAACCAGGAGGCGATCAACGCGCGCAACTTGAAGTTCGCCATGGCACGTAGCGGTCTGACCGGCGGTTCTGCCGCGATTGACTCCAACACGCAGCTTCAGAAGGATTACACGCAAGGGTTGCTCCAGGCGTCACAAGCGGCCGCATCCGGCGTCAACTCGTTGAAGCAAGCCGATATAGGTTCGGAGAATCAGCTCGTCAGCGCGGCACAGGGCGGCGGGTCGATAGGCAGCATACCGGGGCAGGTTGCGACCGCGCAGGCTGCAAATCTCGGCGCGGGACAGAACTATGCGAATGCCGGCGCACTAAGCAACTTGTTTGCTGGCACCGCAGGCATCTACAATGCTGAGCAAGGTGCGGCAGCACTGCGCAAGTCACAGACTTCACCATTTGGGAGTTTCTACGGATGAGCACGCACTTCTTCGCTAAGGGTGGCCCGGCACCTAAATTGAACATCCCGGGGTCGAACCTGGAAGCCCGAGCTGCGGGCGCGGCTACCGGCGCGGCGCGCGGTGCTGCCATTGGTGCACAGAAGGACCTCGGCGCGGCGCAAGGCATAAACAAGGCGGGTGCTTTCAAACCGTCTCAGCGTAGCGCGGCTTATGCGCCCGGACCTAAGAAGACATAGTCATGGGACCAGCACTATTTCTGCCAGTTGCCGGTATGGCAATGAACTACTTCAACCAGAAGCATGCCAGTGATGCTGCGCAGAGCATTGAGGGCGGCGCGGCCGGCACTCAAGCTGGATACCGCACCGCGGCGCTTAGTGATGTCAACAAGCAAGCGAACAACATCCTAAATAGTAACCCGACTGCTGCTGCGAATGCGGAGCAAGGGTCGTTCATCAAGAATCTGCGCGCCAACGTTGGCGGCGCAGGCTCGCAGACTAGTGGGCCGACTTCTGCTCTTGGTCCTGTGGCCGGCGCGAACAAGCGTTACGGTTCTGATACAAACGCCTCGGCTGCGACGGTACAAAACTACGGGAACACGAACGCAGGCGAAATGAGCGCGATAGATACGGCTGTCAATCAACGCAAAAACGAAGCACTGCAAATGCAGACGCTCGGCACCACGCTCAACGGGCTGAATCAGCAATCGTATTCGCAGAACTTCGTCGATCAAATGCGCGCGCAATTGGCGGGCAGGCCCAATCCTTGGGTATCAATGTTCTCGAAGGGATTGGAAACCGCAGGCATGGGCATGGCTCAGAATGGTTGGTTCGGCGGCAACGGACCGCCCTCTAGCACTGCAGTCACGTTTGATGCTTCTAATCCGTTGAATTTGAAAACTTCCCCCGTGCCGGCGTGGACGGGCGGCAACATGTTCCCGCAAAACTAGAGAACACCATGGGCATACTTCCGACCGATCCCACTACCGGCCAAACAGCACCTGTCGGGCAATCTCTTGCCGATATGTTGAGTGGCACGAACCGCCCGGCGCTCAACAACATGATCGCGACTTCACAGGCGCGCAACGGGCTAGTGTCAGCGCAGACGCAGGAAGCCATGATCAAGGCGTCACAGGCTCAGGAGCAGTTACAAGCTTGGGATTCTATCAAAACTAACCTCATGTCAAAAGGCATGAAGGAATCGGATGCTGATCTAGTTCGATCTGCGACTGTAGCCGCTAACAATCACGATCCGGAAACAGCGTTCAAGGTACTAGGACAAGCGGACATTGCGATCGGCGGAGACCAGAGTAATCCGAATCCGGGGCTCGTCACGCAAGGCTCTCAGATTTATCAAGGTCACCCGCAAGCGCCTGTCACCGTACCTAATAACTTCATTATGCCGCCGGGATCGTCACTTGCTGGTGCTCCCGTACAGCAATCAACACAGGGCGCAGCGCAGAGTGCTGAAACACAGGCACTCGCCGACTTGAACACTCACAAGAATACAACGCCGTCAGATTTTCGCAATCCGGCGGTATTCGGCACGCTTACGCCAGAAGGGCAGGCGGCACTTACCAGAGCGATTAGTGAACACCGACTTGACCCCACAAGGGTCAATGCTCGCAACGCACCGATACTTGCGCAGACTGAATTGCAAGCTCCCGGCACAAATTTTGATCGTCTGCACGCGGACGCCGCATTGCAATCTAATGCCGTGTTCCAGCAACGGTCAATGGGCCTTGAAATTATGCCGGGCATCTTGTCGCATCTAACGTCGCTAGGAAAAGCTCTCAACGATGGCACCGGGTATAGTGATATCCGCACCGTTGGCCAGATGCAGAAATTCATGAACGGTGAATTGAACGATCCGGCATATGCTGAGTACATGCCAGTACGTAATGATGCGATTTTGCGGCTCGCGTACCTTATGCGCGGTCAGGGTGCTTCCAACATGGCGGCAAAACTAGAAGAGGAAGCTAACGCACCAACTCTAGCGCCGTATGCTCTTGACGCCTGGATGAAGGGTCAGATGTCGGTTATCAAACCTATGATCGAAAAGAACAACACGATAGCGCACAAAGGTGAAGGCGGAGGCGGGGGAACCGCACCGTTGACAGCACCTAACGGGGAGTTGCCAGCTAACCCGCCTGCACCTTCGTTGCGAGATCAAGTGCCGGGTGGCGGCGGAGCGCCGGCCGCGGCGCCTGCACCGGCCGCTGTGCCGCATTTCGCAAATGAAGCAGCGGCGCGAGCGGCTGGCCATCAACGTGGCGATCGCGTATTCCTTGAAGACCACAATTCAGCAGGGACGTTAGACTGATGGGTTTCGTTGCTGATCCGCCAGCCCAAGCAATTCCGGTTGTCGGCACTAAAGAGGGAAAGTTGATCCACGATAGTGGAGGATTTGGCGCGAACGGCAAACCTGCGGGTCCTGTCATGGTTGACACCGCAAGCGCTACCAACCCGCCATCACATGGTTTCACACCAGACGCTGCGCCACCAAAGGCCGACCCTGTGCAGGCCGCGAACGCCGCCGCACAGCACGAACAGCTTCCAGGCGTAGGCGATGCTATCAAGTTCTTCACGTCCAGCTTGAAGAACGCACCGGCCTCGGTCAAAGCAATGATATCGCAAGCCGGCGATATGGTTATGGACCCGTACGGCACTATGGGCCGAACCATCCTTCACGCGGCGAAGACAGCGCAGAGCGCGATTGAGAATCCGGAAGCAACTATCTCCTCAGTCGGCACAGCACTTCGTACCGCGACTCCAGAGCAAGCGGGCGCTACTGTTGGCGCGCCGATCGTAGCGGGGCTCGGCGTCGGTGGGGCGGCAGGGGTAGCAGGCCGCGTTGCTAGAGGTACTGCGGCGGCAGCGAGCGAAGCGGCTAGCGACGCAGGGCGCATCGGGCTCGGTACTCTCGAGCCGCATCCAGTCGCGAACATAACAGATCCGGATGCTGCCATTACGAAGACGAAGAACAACCAAACCGCCGCAGAGCAAGCGCTCGGCGCAGATGCAGGAGTGCCGCATGATCAGCCGATTACTCACGCTACTCTCACAGACGCCGCTGCCGCGCCGGGTGCGGTACTTAGTAGTGGAGCTTCGATTCTACCTACTGCTACGCTCAGCCCGGCGGCTCAAGCAGCGATTAGAGCGGCACGCCCTAACACGGGGCTTATCAAACCGACGCCGGACGTAGCTTCGTACATAGATAGCACGGAAAATTCTCTTCTAGGCACAGCCGAAAATCCCGCCGGCCCTATCACTGGTGCCGATCTCCGTGCTACCCGTGATGGGTTAGTGTCTGACGCTAACGCTGGCCAAAATTCCGCGGACGCTGCTGTTAGACAACGTGCCAAGTACCAACGGGCTGTCGTAAATGCGCTAGACCAGCATATCGCGGACACGATGCCAGCTAATAGCGCAATCTCTCCGGAGATGATTGCTAATGCGCGCGCGACGCTTGGGAAGAACTACAGTCTTCGCGATCTTATAGGTCCAGGCGGTGATATCGACTTGCAGGCATTAGCTGCCGATCATCGCGCCAACCCGAACAAGTACACTGGTGCTACGCGCACCGTTGCGCAGTTTGCGAGCGAGCATCCGGAGGTGACTAGTCCTCTGTCGAACGCCGCTCGCCTCCCGCAGAACATCTTGACGGACGCCGCAGGGCTCAGCCCGACAAGACCTGTATCGTCCGCCATTCAGGCTCTGTTCGGATGGGCCGGGCGCAAGGCGCTCACCAAGCCGACAGGTATATCACCGCCTGTCGCCGGCCTCGGTGGAGAGTTCGATCTGAAGCCATTGACCGACCTTGGGCAGCCGCCAGGCGCGGTTGGTGAGCCACCGTCGCGACAGGTTCCGGCGCCGCTTGCTCCGGGCACAGGGCAGAGTGAGCTACCGTTCACCTCGCCTAGTGAACTCGCCTCACCGCGGCCGCCTCAGACGGTCCCGCCCGCTATTGCGCGTGGACAGTCCTCTGGTTTGAAGATGCAGGAACTTGGTCTAGGAGATGATCTGACTGGCGCACCGCGCGAGAACAATTCTGATCTCGCTGGAGTAAAGAGTCAGGGCGTACCGGAAGGTACAATGCAGCGCTCACCGAAGAGTGAAGCGCCGGAGTTCTCGAAGCTTGGTCAACCAATACCCAAACAACGCGGCAGTTTTTCGCTGCGTGACATAAATCGTGGCGGAGCCACAGAAGTCAGCCCGGAGTTTGAAAATGTACAAGAAGCAGATCGCGCATCAGGGCGCACAGTCAGTACGATCGATCCTGACGGCAATGGTACACCGCTATCTGGTGTGGCGGCGCGTGACGTTGGCATCCAAGGATCTACAGCAGGTACGCGCTTACAGTCAGGCCATATTGCTATCGAGGAAATACCAGGTCAGGAGCCGAAGATCCTAAACCGCGGTAACCTAAGTCAGAGCGCAGCTAACGGATTACTCGCGCGCTTCAAAGCACATCGGGATCTTGGCGAGAACTTCTGATGAAGATGCAACTCCCACCGATCGGCGGCGTGCGAAAAGTCCTGAAGACCAGCACGCAGCAAGGATCGGGAACGACAATCGCAGAAGTTGGCTCGGGCACCGTCACGCTCGCGCAGCTCGCCGCGCTCATCCAGAACATTCTAAACAACAATAACAACGTGGTTGGCAACGGGCCGCCGCCTCCCGCGACGCTTGTAGTCGGCCCTGGACTATCCGGCGGCGGAGTCCTCACTGGCAACGTGCCGCTGAATCTTACCGCACCTATTTCTCCGTATAGTTTGGAGGACGGCGGCGAACCGGACGAAGCCATACTACCTGTTGAATTCAATCCAACCCAGTCTCGTTGGCTCAGCGGCGACTGGACTTTCTTACCTGTCTCGAAAAATGCTCTGACGATAAGCCTGAACTCATCTACGCCGCAGCCGGTAAGTGACACGGCACTTTATATCGTAGGCCAGGATGCTGACAGTACGCGATTCGTCGGAGACGCATTCTCGGGGCAAGCTCAGTTCACGTTCCGCAGAGCGCAAGGTTCCTATTTATCCAGTTCGGCAGTAACTAGCGGCGCCACTATTGGCGGGCTCTATTGGCGCGGCGCTATTGGTACTGGAGCTTATGGTTCAGGCGGCGCCGCGATTCTTGGCATTCCACGCCAGGCGTACTTGGCAACGCGCAATGGTATGGCGTTGCTTTTTCAGGTTACCTCGAACAACTCTAACTCAATGGGAACCGTCTGGACTATAGAGCAGGACGGAGGTTTGTGGTCATCCGGTACACCGGGGCAAAGTGAAGGGCCAGGAACGATAAACGCTAACGGGCTCTTCATCAGCGGCGTACCTGTGCAAATTGCACCCTCTCCGGTATTTATTCCGGAAGATACATCGTACGATGATTTCTTAGTACCCGGCCCGGCTGGTCCGCAAGGTCCACAAGGCGTGCAGGGTTCTCAGGGGCCAGCAGGTACCGGGAGTGGAACAGCGACGCTGTACTACCCATACAGTTTGGAAGACGGAGGTGTCGATAACGACACCGGATTCCTCGTACCGGGTCCGACCGGCCCGCAGGGGCCGCAAGGTGTGCAGGGCTCGCAAGGCGCTGCCGGGACCGGAAGCAGTTCAAGCGCACTTCAAATATGGGTGCCAGAAGACCCGTACTGGGAAGATGCAATCTATTACATCCCTAATCGTCTTGGATACTTGAACGTCGACGGTCCATTTCAAGCTAATCAAGGAGCCGGAGTACTAGGCTCTCTGACAATGGGCACTGCCGGCGGAACGCAGGCTACTATATTATTTCCCGGAGCGACACCACAAATCATAGCCAATCATGCAGGCGCAGTGCTTCAAATTAGCGCAACTACGCAAATAGCACTTGGTATCGGAGCAACTACGCAAATTTTGCTTGTACAAGGTGCCCCAAACGTACTAACGGCAACCGCACAGGTAGCTATCGGCCCGGCCACGGCTACACAAACCGGACTCGTAGTGGAGGCCGGAAACAGCAATTCAGTTTATAATACGGTTTGGTTCAATAGTGCAGGTACCACGCAATTCGGTACGATGTACGGTGACGGAAGTTTCACCCTCGGAACTACTGTAGCATCCGGCGGGCCGGCGCCGATGGGTGTCGGAACAATCAACGTCAAGACCGGGTACTACATCAACGGCAACCCCTTGTTGCCGCCCGGTAGCGTCAACCCAATAGGCCAGCACATAATACCCGAAGATCCGGATAGGAACGATGACGGATTTTGTGTGCCTCCGCCGTCCGTCGTTGGTCCGCTAACCTTGTACGGTCCGTTGAACGCGACCTACGCCATAATCGGTAACGCAAGTATTTTCTCCTCGTCCGCGGCAGGTAAGCAGAATACTGCGCTTGGCATCAACCAAGTCGGGCAAACTCCGTGGCAGATTTATCAGCCGGCTTCGAACAATTCGCTGCGCATAGGAACCACGGCCACCGACATAATGATTCTTTCATCCGGCGCGAATGGGTCCTTGATTGTGTCGAGTGCTATTAAATCAGGAACTATTTCGGCCACGGCCGCAATTCCTGCGGTTACAGTGGCTCAGACAGATATAGGAATCACAACAACTGCCACTGTAATTACGACAGCAGGCGGCATCTCGCTTCCGGCCCTCGCCTCAACGTTTTGGGTAGTCAATGTCAATGGGGTAGCTTACGGTATTCCGTGCTTTGCTTTATAGGTTCATTAAGGTTACAATTTGTCAATAGGAGTTTTCGGTCATGCAGAACAAGATTCTTAACTTTGTGCCGGCGATCAGCTCGGGCGCGCTTCTGCCGCTCGCGGTGTTCAATTGCGCAGTCACTACGCTTGCGGCCGGCGGCCTTGGGTTCGCCGGTACTCAGCCGTACGCAATCGTCAAGCACGTCAGGCTCATCAATGACCTGACCACTGTCGCGGTCGTTGTCGGACTTTACAAGGGTGCTACCACAACCAGCTTGTCGACTCAAGCTTGGGGCTTCTCGTCCGTCTCGATTCCGGCCTCGTCCTACGTGGACTGGTACGGCCAGGCGCGCTTCGATTCCGCCGACTACCTGAACTTAGTGGCGAACCTCGCAACTTCGACCATCATTCAAATTGACGGGGAGATCGGACTGTCATGAGCGTTCCCATTATTTATTGTGTGGCGGTTCCTGATGTTTCCAATTCGGGCGGTGATGGTGGCCAGATAGCCGTCATCAATGACGACCTAATCGCACAGAACTTTTGCGTGCTTGCTACGGTCGGTGGATTGCTGACACTTACCATCACTTCGGGCGGAAAGAACCTTAACACTGGTGTCTACACGAACGTTCCGGTCATCGCGACTTTGAGCGGCGGCGTTGGTGGGCTTGTTAACGTGACCGTTGCAGCCGGCGTAGGCGGAACCGCTTCTGCCGTCTCTGTTGCCGTTCCTGGCTATGGTTATGGCATAGGTGCTTTCAGTGTGGCGAACTCTGCTATTGGTGGAACCGCATCGAGCGTCATCACGACATTCCAAGCAGCTTCAGTCCTCCCTTGTTCGATACCGTTCCCGATCGGGACCAAGTATATCGAACTTGAGTGTGATGTTAATGGTCCCGCGTTCATCACGTTCGATACGACGCTTACCTCGGTCGGCATTACGAACGGCATTCTGACGACTCAGCAATCGACGTTGACCACAGTTGCCTCGCGTATGGCTGCAAACCAAGTGTTGCTGCGCCGAGTGACTGCGGCGTTGCCGTTGATCGCTGGAGCACCGCCGGCAGCATTGTCGTTCGTGCCGATTTCGCTTCAAGTCATCATGGGCACTGCGGCGGCATAATGGACGCACGCGATTGGATCGTGGTCGGGTCAATGATCGCGATCCAAGTTGCGGCGACGGTGTTTTTGTTCAAGCACACGGATGCGGTTAACTTCGCAACGTGGGCAGGAGTGTGCGGCACGCTGACCGGCGTGTACCACCTCTTGGTGATTCGAGATTCGAAGCAGAAGGATGCAGAGTGATGGGCGCTCTATTGGCACTTGTACCGTCTCGCGACTGGTTTTATGGCGCACTGATTGTCGCTCTTGGCGCATTGTTGATTTATGAGCGCCATGTGGGGGAAGTACATGAGTTGGCGGCGATTCAGGCATCCTCGGCGAAACTAGTAGCGCAGACCGCGGTCCAAACAGCAGAACTCAAAGCCAAAGCCACCATGGCGGAGCAAGCGTATGACAAGGAAGCAAACTCTCTCGCTAACGTTGCTGCTCAGCCAGCTCCTGTTGTGCGGTTGTGCCAGTACGGTAGCCATCCGATCGTGCCCGCAACCGGCGGCGCTCAGCCCGGAAATGCAACGCCCGGCGCCGCCGCCCCTAGCGTTCAGCAAGTGCCTCCGGGAAATCCTAGCAGCGCCGGCCCCGATATCGGCGGAATGTTGGTCGCTCTTGGGGAAGCCGCTGATAGAATCTCCGCCGAATTGAGAGAGTATCAGGCCCGTGGCCAATAACTACCCGAAGTACCAAATCGTCGAAGTCATCACGGTCGAGCCTGTGCAATTGCCAGGTGCGGTTATTGCTTCGGGTGTGACTGCATTCGTCCTGGAGCAGCAGATTTCTTCCAGTACCCCTTGGACCGCGGCGCAACTAGGGTTCTTGAATCCATTCCAGGCATACAACAACTTGCCTGCCGCGCCGAACATCTACATTGTCGGTAGCCCGTGGGTGAACGTCGCAGCGGCGCAGGCGGCGGCAATAGCCGATTACACGGCCCTCGCGGCGACGCGCGATGGCGCCGTTACTCAAGCGCAGCTACAGGGCGCTATCGGCACAAGCTCGTATGTCAATTTGATCACAACCGTTGCAGGACCAGGATAATGAGCGATCACCCAAACCAAGTTGCCGCGGTCGGCGTAGGAGCACTTGTCGGCATAGGGCACTTCGCCCACATGATCGAACCGATTCTGGCCGATCTCTCCTATCTAGCCGCGATCGTCGTAGCTGGCCTCGCGGTCTATCAGAAGCTGCGCAAGAAATGATGGTCCTCGGCGACAAGGGTATTAAGTTAATTCAGAGCTTCGAATCGCTCCGTCTAGCTGCTTATCAGGATCAACGCGGAATCTGGACAATCGGGTTCGGGCACGTGCCGTCATTCCAGGGCCAAACCTGCACTTTGGACCAGGCGGATGACTGGTTTCTGGACGACACACGAGCCGCCTGCCAGGCGATCGCCCGACATGTCGATGTGGCACTCAGCCAAAACCAATTCGACGCTCTGGCGAGCTTTACGTACAATGTCGGGGTAGGCGCGTTCGCCGGTTCGACCCTGCTGCGGTACGTCAACCAGGGATGCTGGGATGTGGCTGCCGCCGAGTTTGACCGCTGGGATCACGTCGACGGGCAGACTAACGCCGGTCTAGCGCGCCGTAGGACCGCCGAGAAAGCCCTGTTCCTGTCGATGGACTGAAGGCACCTCGTTACCCTCGTCATCGGTGCATTCATCGTCTGCCCCATCGGGCAAACCCCATTCCTCGGTATCCTGCGGCGGCATGAGCGTAACCCTCCTGCCTTGGATCTTACGCCCCGTACAACCACTTGGTGACCAGAATTGAACATAGGGAACCGGTTCCTCCCCCGAGTACGCAGCCAGCCATACTCCAATAATCTCGGTTGTCCTTGTTTTCAATGAACTTTACCCCAATGGTGAAATTGAAGGCCGAAATAGCCATATCGGTCACGAGCGTCCAGCCGTAGTTCGCCTGGACGTAGGCTCGGCCGTTCGCGACGATGAGCCCGTAGAGCACGAACTCCGCCGCGAACCAGAAGGCGAACCGCCGCAGCTTGCTCAAGGCGTGAACACTGCGCGGATTATCTCACCTTTGGTTTTGTGGTACGTGCAGCTAACCGCCTGCCGCTTCGAGATGTAGCCATTGCGTGCAGCATAGGCGTCGGGAGCCGCGAGAGTAGCGTGTTGAACAACCGATATTCCGGGGTGCTCTTGCTCCACGACGTTGTGGAGATGGCCGACATGAATGACGCGATGCTTAGTAGATCCCCATATTTCGGGGAACTTTGCGGCGAAGAGGATCGGGAGCTTTTCTTTCTTGCTGAGGTGTCCATGGTGAAACCCTATCATGTTCTCGCCGTGTTGGTACGCCGTATACGGGTTAGGCGACATCCCGATCGATACACGGGTATTCTCGGCAAATAGCTGGGCAAACATTACCCGTAACCAGACGGAGCCGGCAGGGTCGTGATTCCCCTCGTGCATATAGACTTGCACCTTCGGAAACTTTGTCAAAGCGTGCGCGATGATACGCCGTAAAATCCGGACAGCCACCTCGACGACTTTCTGGTATCGGGAGTCCACATCGAGCACATGTTTCGAAGTCGGTGTAAGTGCTAGAAGTGAATCGAAGTGTAGGAAATCCCCCAACTGGTTGATTATCCCAACTGCACTTGCAGGTGCTGCGTCGATCATCTGTAAGAATATTGAAGCTATCGATTCGGCAATATTCAGGTCCCAATCCTCTCCCGTTTCTTTGTCCCATGCGAGCATTCCTACGTGGTAGTCAGTTATGGTGATAAGAGTCAGCAAGTCCTCGAAACTGTACGCCGGCATGACGATCGCTGGCAGCGGCGCGATCTCGGCGCACATCGCGGCGAGCGCGGCTTTCTGCATCGCCTGAAGTTCTTCAAGCGCCCGATCTGTCTTCACCCATTGGCCGCGCGCCTCCATTTGTCCGGTAGCTTCGTTGCGGCTGTAGTAGGTGGATGTGCCTTTGAGCTTGTAGCCTTCGGGCGGTGCGGCTTTATCACCGACGATGAGTGCTTGGCATTCCGCTTGAATGCCTTCTGCAGCGGCTAGGCTAAGCCGCCCGGATAACGTAGTGCGCGGTATTCCGATTGCGCGAGCTGCGGCGGTAATGCTCCCGTGAGCGGCAACCGCATCGACCGCCTGTTGTAACTCTTCAGGCGTTTTCGCTATTGCTGGCATAAATTCCTTTAGTGACCGAACTCATCGCCGAGCTTTTTCTTCGGCGCGCTCGCTGGTAGTTTTGGGTTGCCGGCGGCATTATCCGCGGCAATGAAATCGGCACCGACTTTCTGCGGGATGCCGAGCGTGCTCTCGCCCTTCTTCGCCATGATCATGGCGATTTGTTGCTTGCGACTAACGTCCGGCATTGAAGCTGTCTCCGAGACCGCCGGCCGCCTTGTCCACTTCCGCGTCAACCTGTGCAGGCCGCTGCGATACCTGACGCGCGGGCGGCGCGGTGCCGACGAGCGCGTGAATGAGCGCCATGATCGCATCGGCGAAGCCCGGAGCCGGCGCGCTCGATACTTGCTGAGGAGCCGCAGCGGGCGGGGGCGGAGCGGACGCGCTCGCAGGCCCGAAGGCGCTTTGCGTCGGCGGAGCGACTTGGACTGTCCCGTCGAGATTCGGCACTAGAATGACTCCCCTAATGGTTTGAAATGACGCTTCGCCATGCGCGCGAAGTTAGCCCTTTTGGCGCCGAGCGGCCCCTTCTTTGCTTCCGTGCGTATGTCCGATTGCGTAATCGGTGCTGAAGGCTTCTTTCCCAGGTCTCGGTGCATCGCGCCCTTTTTGATCGGTCCTATAGGTCCAGCCATGATACGTCCCCTCCGCGTCGTCCACGGATTCTAAACCAACCGGGAGCTGTTTGCACGTGTGACCTTGGAACGCGCCGGGGCGTGGTAAATACTCACACTTCAGGCGCGGCCAATTCTCATCCTCGCAAGGCCACTTCATCGGCTCGGGCTCTTTCTGGGCATTCGACTCCTCGCGCTCGATCGTCAGCTCAAGTTCTGCACCGATGCGCCACATGGCTTCGGCCAGCACGTAGATGCGATGAATGCCGGTGATCTTGGCAACATCGCTAGGTACATCTTCGAACACCTTGCCGTCAACCGCAGATTCCGTCATGTGGCGGAACGCGCTGCCGAGTTGATCGGTGCTTTTGTTGCGTGCCCAGTTTAGGTCGGTCGGGTTCCGACCGGGGTTGTAGCGCACGTTGTTGACGAGGCAAACCTTCGCCACTTCGCGGTGCGCCTTGGGGAAGTACCGCGTGAGATACTGCCATAACGGCATCATCTTGCGCGCAAAATCGTCGTTGGAGAATAGGCTCATTGGAATTTGCTCCTGAAGATAACACTCACAACGTCGTTTTGTGTGATTGGTATCACCCCACCTAACTGTCTCGGATCGTATAGCCCAAACTTCAATTTGCACAATACGCCGACGAATGCTTCTAGTCGCGCGCCCCGTGATTTATCCCAATCATGCAGCAGCACGATACCCTCGATGCCGCCGTCCGAAATCAGCTTCACGTCGCGCGCCAGGCAGTCGCCCCACGCGCCGAGTAAGTGCTTTTCAGTTCCGGTTTTGCCTTCTTCCATCACGCGCGCGCGGAACGCCGGGTCATCGAGTTCGGCTGGCGATACAACGTCATAACCGCGCGCGCGAAGATCAGCGGCGACGCCGTCGAATACCGGGAAAGCAAAGTAAGGCTGTCCGCTCATTGGACCAGCAATGTAAATTTTAGTCATGGGGATACACGTCTCCGTTTTGCTGAATTTTCGTGTCTTCGTAAACCGCTGCTAGACGGCGGTAGAATTCCAACTTGGCGCACTCTAGCGCACCGACTACTGCGTTTATATTTTTGTACGACTTGCCGTGCACACCTAACCAGTCGAGACACAGAAGAGTGATTCGATAATTAAGTTCGCCGATAGTTACAGGAACTTGAAGCGGCACTCGGCGTTGGTGTTGTTCAATGTAAGGCATCATTTTCTCCTGCGGTTCATCGCTAAAAGTAAAGCATCTTGGACGCTGCGCTTCGCCGCGAAGGCGTCTACAGCGTCTTCCTCTATGGTGTTTTCTGCGACGATATCGTAAACCCACACAGGTCTGTCCATGTTGGACTGTAGTTGACGCATGGGACCGATTCGTTCGACGAGCTGCATTTCTGCTCCGGCGTTCCAGGTATGCCCGTAGCGGACGAGAGTGTTGCAGACGTTCTGGAGTCCGTCAATCCCGTGACCCATGCTCTGAGGGTGTGCAAGACCCATTGGTGCATTGCCCGCTTTGAAGGCTGCCATTCCCGCAGGTACACTAAGTTCGACAGCACTCGGAAAAGCATTCTTAATTCTAGCGAGGTCGGATTTAAATGCGTAAGAGATGAGTAGCGGAGCGCCACCAGACTCAGATACAACGGATCGTAAAGCCTCGATCTTTTCATCGTGCACCGCCGCCCATTCGGGGTAAGTAGTATACACAGCGCCGTTCGCTAGCTGCATACATTTGTTGGTTAGAGCCGCAGCGTTGAACACCTCTAGTTCTTCGCCGGACTCCAGTTGCGTGAACATTTCCTTCTCCAGCTCTTTGTAGATCGCTCGGGCCGGTGCAGGCAACTTGATAGGTATCCGCGTGACTATTGGGTCCTTGAGATCGTAATAGTCCTTTGGGTCGATCGTGATGCATATGTCCTTAAGCGCGGCATGGATCTCGCGATCCGAGTGCGGCATTGGTTCGATGCCATGTTGGTTCCATTTAGGTTTGAACCAACGCTCTGTGAATGCTGTGTATGTGTGTCCTAGCCGTTCGCCACGGTCCAAGTACCACGTCTGCCCCCATAGATCTTTTAAACCATTCGGCGACGGTGTCCCGGTAAGATTTATCCAACGGTCGGTCAAGTTGTGCGCGACTCGCGCGATAGCTTGCGCTCGCTGCCCGCCCTGTTTGGTTCGAAACCCCTTCAGCCGGTCGCTCTCGTCCGCGATCACGTTTCGGAACGGCCACCTTTCCTCGTAATACTCTACGAGCCATGGGGCGTTCTCGTAGCTGATGGTGAAGATGTCGGCGCCGCGCTTGAGCTTATCGTACCGCTGCAATGGGCTTCCAGTAAGGGGCACAATTCGCAGATCCCTGAACTGATCCCAACGTGCCATATCTTCCGGCCATGTGTCTCGCGCAACGCGCATGGGACCGAGCACAAGCCAGGGAGACGAGGTCTCCCCCAATAGTTTAAGTAGTGCAATCAAGTACTCCATTGCTGATGTTTTGCCGCTGCCCATACCTGCCCAAATCGAGCAGCGTGGGTGATCCTTCGCGAACTCTATCATCGGCTGTTGTATGGGACGCAGGACGAGTGGTTTCAAAGTAATAGCTCATCGACCAACGGCCTGTACCAAAGTTGTTTGCGGTCCATCAAATGCGCCTCGACCTTGCGAGCGCTCCGCGGCCCGTCATGGTGCCAACCCGGCGGATGCGACATGCGATCGAACTTCCAGCCACTAGCCTTGAGGGACACTCCTGACTCTTCCTTCAGAATGTAGGTTTGAATTCGAGTGTACCCAAGGGCTTTGCCTGCTCGCACTGCTGCGCCGTACAGAAAGCTACAGGCGTTTGGGGTGCCGTCTGTACACAATCGAGTGACTTCGAGCCATTCATACTGATGAGTTCCACCAACAGGGCGCCCGACAATAGCACAACCAACAAGTACATCGTAGGCCGGGCCGGCTCTAGCCACTCTACATCCAATAGAAAAGCGATGACCAGTGACAGGTTTATGGTGGCGATGATGCAAAGAAATGAAATCATTTGCTTCCTTTAGCTCTAAGTGAACGAGTCTCATGCGAGTCCGATGAACTCAAGATGCCGTTGCCCCTGCTCGTCGTTCGCACTGAACGTGATCGGCCGACCGCAATAAGGGCAATGACTCCAATCGCGATCGGCGCGGCGCGGCGTGAACCGCGTATCGCACACGACATACCAATACTCCTCGTTGTCTGTGGCGAAGCGATGTCGCAATTCCCAAGTGCACTTGTTCAATGTCGTTTGTACCAACGGTGCGGGTCCCAAATACGGCGTATGCCGCTGACAACATTCGGCGGACAGTAGCACCGAATGTACTCATCGACGCCGGCCTCGTCCCACAACACGACGACGAGAAACCCCATGGCGCGCCGTCGCTTGTGGTCACGCTCCTGCCACGACTCTAGCACGCCGTCCTTGCTCTTTGTCTCCGCGAAATCGATGATGCCAGTCAGGCCATGTTTCCAGGAGATTATGCGATCCGGCGGACCGACTTTGCCAGGAGTCACGAACTTCTCGCACGTCCCGCCGAGCGCCTCAACGCGCTCAGTCAGATACGTCTCAACGGGTGATTCTTTCTTGCCCATGTTATTTGACGTAGATGTCCCAAATAGAGCCGGGCGTAGTCTTCACCGCGAGCACTTCCAGCTCGGTCTTGCCGCGCCACACGCGCTGCAATCCGCGCTCCTGCTGCGCGCGATTCTGCATGATCTTGTTAAGCTCTACCCAGCGTTCGTCGGCCTCGCGATTGCGTTGGACCAGGTAACGGATATCGAGGCGCAGGGCTTCCAACTCCCGGTGCAACACCCACATTGCTAATTTGCGAATCATTTTCTGTACCTCTTGGCTGTGAATCCTTTCGCGGCGAGCGGAAGTCCATCTGCCCATAGTGACGATTCCACAAGGATGCGCGACAGCCTAACGTCGTCGTATCGATCTTCATCAGGAGGCTCGGTAATAGCTTCATCGTGTACGCTCAGCACAGGGTTGTACCCGGCTGCCTCCGCGGCTAGTAGTCCATCCATCATGTGGTCTGCGGCAATTCCCTGAACGATATTTTCAGCCCGCTTACCTGAATACGTTGAGATCCTTTTCCACTGCTTCGTGTAAGGGTCAACTCCCATGAACGAGCTGGAGTACTCATCTCCACGTGGCGCTGGATAGTTAAGATAGCGGCCGCTAGGGAGTCGGATACGAAGCCAGTTGTCCTGTCGATCAACTGATATGAAAGGTCCAACCCGGTAGGATTTGCCAGGGACTTTAGTGGCCATTTTTGTCGCATTGTCTAGCTCCTGCCAAAAGTTGCAAATCGCGGGGTGCGCCGCGCGCCACATAAGGACTAGCGCGTGACATACGCACCATATCCGTTCTTCGAGTCCGTAGTCGCGGCGCCGCTTCAACGCTTTGTGCCAGGCAACCTTGCTTGCTTGTTTGTAATCCTGCGGAATGACAGGCCATGCCCGTTGTGCCAGATCTTCAAGCCGAAGTCCATAGGTCTCTGCCATCGAGCAGAAGGCGCCAACTCCGCCGTAATACTGCAGAGCAAGCTCCATGACTTTTCCGATTTGTCGTTCGAACGATTCGTCCCCAACATCGTTTGGATCAATGTTAAATGCTCGGGCGTAAGCAATCTTGTATAGATCAGGGCCCTCACCTCGGTCGAACGCTTTGAATGCTTCAAGTTTCCACTCCTCACCCGCCACCCATGCCATATCCCGGCCTTCGATGTTGGCGAAGTCCGAGACGACTAGTTTAGAGCCTTCGCCGGCAACGATGATTCCTCTGAGACAACTTGAGGCAAGTCCAAGGATATCGTCCGGCTTCCAGAGATCGATTTCCCCTGTACGGAACAACTGTATTGCAAGCTCAATTTCCCATCGTTTATGCTTAGGTCGAGGGAGGTTCTGAGGTTGGAAAGTTCTTCCGGCCCATCTACCAGTCCTTGCAGCACCACAGAACACAAGGAGGTTTCTAAGTCTCCCACCAACGTTCTGATTAATTGCTCGCTTATACTTAGCAGAACTTGCCTTACTAGCCTGTTGTCGGACACGCAGCAACTCCTTGATGTGTTCGGGAAGCGATTCATCTTCGAGCCTGCGCTCGACGGTATCCGCTGTCAAGTCCGGGAGCTTCACGCCATAGTCTGCCATGTAGCGGAGCAACCGATCGCGTTGCGTGGTGCGCTCGACGACGTGCTCCGACCATGGGTCGTTACTCGTGATCTCCAGCGTGCGGTCCGCCATATTCTTTTTGGTAATGTCCGTGGCCTTCGCTGCGCCCTCACAGAGCGCGAGATCTACCGCAACGCCGCGTGCATTCATCCGCTGATCTAGGTGCCACACTGCCCACATTCGGGGGGTAGCGTTCCATTTGGGACAAGCTCGCCACACTGCCCGCATTGCGAGAATATCTTGTCCTGCATAGCAAAGAAACGCCTCCCACTCCAAGGGGTGGGAGTGACGATCGTTGTAGGTTCCGTCTTCCTTGGGTTTGCAGAAAAGGGCGATCCACTCTTTACCGAGTCGGTCTTTTGCTTCATTGTCCGCTACCTTGAATATCTGGCACAGTTTATCGAGCGCTCCGGGCAGCCCATGCATACGCGCTAGCGCCATGGTGTCGCGCCACTTCTCCAGTGGGATCTTGGGCCACCAGTCAGTCGTGTATAGCATGGTGTGGTCGAAGTCACCTTGTGACCATACCTCGTCGCACGTTGCCGCCGCGGTTACGAGTGGAAGTCCAACTAGTTCGATGTCCGCATTCGTGAGATCGATTACCGTGACCGGTCCGTCATCTATGGCCCACTGCACCATGATGACTTCAACGGTCTGCGCATACTTCGCGTGCCCGTATTTGAAGTTCACGCCGCGCGTCTCGATGTCGAGCCAAAGGCGCTTAGTCATTTACCCTCGGCATCAGACATAGAGCCTTTGATGATAGCGGACAACGTGCGCCGCGCCGTTTGGTAATCATCCCATGCTTTTACGATCTCGGGGTGCGTCGCCTGAATCACCGACCGCCGCTCTTTCCATGAGGACCAGCGTTCAATGTCCTCTTTCTGGAACCAGAAATAATCAAGCATACTGAGGTCATCTTCAGTCATGGCTTCGTTTCTTATCGGCCAAACAACTTCCGCGCCTCGACCTCATCCGGTCGCAGCTCGCGCGAAGGCGTGCCGCGGATGATGCGCTTCGGGCGCTCGACGACGAGCACCCACGGGTAAGCGTAGTGGACCTGTGGCGCGGCGGCGAGTGCCGGGTACTTGTTGTGGCAATCCTCAATCAGATAGACGCCTGTGCAACGTGGCCACAAGTTACCGAAGGTAATCTCTTGATCCTCGGGAATGTGCGAGCCATCGTCGATGATGATGTCGAATGGACCAAGGTCGGCAATTAACGCGCTCCGCTGGTTCTCAACGTACGTCTTGATCTGGGGTTCTTCGAACATCGCAGCATCCGCGATGTCTACGCCGATGATCTCGGCGCCGTGCCCGAAATAGCGCTTCCAGAGTTGCAGCGAGCCGCCGTGGTCGATGCCGATCTCCAGCACGCGCGGCGACGTGCCGCGGAACCGAGCGAAGTGCTTCTCGTAAATTGGAAAGTAGTGTTGCCACTTGTCGACCTGGCGACCGGCGTGCGTTTCAAACATTTCGAACAGAGAATATTCGCGAGTCATTGAATGTACTCATGTATGCGTCCGATTAAATACCCCCACAAGAAGGCAGCTAATATTAATAATGCGCATCCTAAATTCATGACAGCAATTGGATCAGGTTCCCGCCCGATCCCTCCCGCTTCTCGCATAGGTGCTCTGCCATCTTGAAGACTGCCCACGCTGCACCAACGGCGACGGCTGCATTCTTCGGGTTGTCCTTATGTAGACGGTTGAATTGATTCTCTAGCGCCGCCGATGCGCGGCGCGCCATGTTGCGGTGTTGAGGGGCTAAGCCGCGGATAAGTTCTTCGAGCACCGCGACGTTGTTGGAAATACTATCACTAAACTGCATTGTGGCTCCTAGCCCAATCCCGCGCACTGTGCATCCTTCAGCTCTTCGGCGTTAGCCTTCAGCTCAGTGTAACTACTGTGTTTGTACAGGCTTCCCCTGTGCATCACAGTGCGCGGGCGGGACTCAGTTTAACTGTTGATATCGTCTTCGTCGTTGACTGCGATCTCTTCCAGATCGTCGAGGTCTACCGGCTTGCCGGCACCTGAGAAGCGATCACCCTTGCCGCGATACTGCACGACTTTCAAGCCGCAACCAATGCCATTGTTGCCCTTGTCATAGCCATAGAAACTGATGACAAGATCGGCGTAGCAGCCATCGTATGGGGCGTTGGGATCGCCGGGCTGCACAGGCTGCCGCAGGTTGTTGACTACTTGCGGGCGGCCCTTGTCTTCCGCTGAACGCGCCGAAAGGAACATGTTCCCTTCGAAGCCGTCATAATCAGCCTTGATGTCTCCATCACGTAGTGGCACCTTGCCGATAAGCTTCGCGGCTTTCAATACGCCGGCACCTTTCTTGTCGCCAAACTTTTTGTTGGCGGCGGCAAGCATCTGTGCTTCGATTTGTGGAATCTGCGGGTGATCCTTGGGAAGAATCGCGTTCAGACTGTAGTACGGGGTGGGATCTTTGCCGCCAGGGAACGCCTTTGCGGTATAGATGGTTTGCTGTCCAAACGTCGTGATGCGAACGTTTTTAAGCAGCATTTCGTTATCTGCTAGTGCCATGTAAATCTCCGTGTGTCTGTGATTGGCGGGGCGGATTATAGCGGTTAAAACCGCCAGTAGCAACTCGACATGAGTTGCAATAAATGTGGCCGGGCACCTTGTCCCGACCGCACTTAGTTTCTTTGTTCTGATTGCAGCACGTGCCGCGGTTATCGAGGCGCGAGTAGGAATACTCAACAATGTCGTTCATTCCGCAATGTCCTCGTCTAAACAATCAAACATTCCTTCCGGAATTGGCTCGACCCAATTACAAGCAGGACAACCCCAAGGACCGAATTGCTGGATGCCCACACCTATATCAACCTCGCCAGATGGTTCACATTCAGACTTGCATTTGGGACACTTCATTCCGCTATATCCTCAAGATCATCTAACGATGTTGCCCCGGTAAACGTGGGACGGGTATCCGAGCCAATCGTCAAGATCGGGCGTCCTCTTGGTCTCTTAATCAGAGGCTCGAACACGTCGTTCCATAATGCTTCGGTTTTCTTTGTCTTGAGCAGCTTCGCCGCTTGCGGCGCCGTGATTACCTTCGGCTCGCTGTACGCCTTCGGGCCTAGCTGGCCCTCCAGGGCTACTGCCGCCGCGATCGGATCTGTCCATTTGCGCGCTCCTTCTTTGCCTTCGACGAATTTGTACGGTTTACCATCCGGCCCGTTGATCTCGGCGCCGCCTGCGACGCGTGAGCTAAGTTCCATCTCGACTGCATTACACCAGTCACGGATGAATGGTACAGCACCGTAGGCCGCTGAGAGCTTGTCCGAGCGTATAGGAACTATTGGCTCCTCAGCCGCTATCGTCTCCAGATTCGCTAGCATGGATTCTTCAACAAACTTTGCGGCGGCAGGACAGCGCGTCTTGGCACGGCACCATCGGCACTGCTGGTAGCCGGGATTGAGTTGTTCAACAGGCATCAGCCCATCTTTGTTAGTCGTTATGCAGGACTTAGCAGTTTTCACCGCGTTGTAAAGCTTTTCGCCAAAAACTTTAAGATCGGCAACGCTTATTAAAAACTCATCGATATTGTTCAACTTCGGCTGGTACACAACCAGCAGCACGTTGTCTACGGGTCCAAAGAGTTCGAAGTACGGGAGCAAAGAGAGTGCATAACCCGCGAGCTGCGGATTAGGCGCTCCGTCGTAGCTAGCCATGACTTTCTCGCCGCTACCGTCTTTGAGATCTTCGACAACCCCAAGACGTTGAGCAGGGAGGGCGATAGCGGCATCGGCCGTTCCGCCGACATCCGGCGTAAGTTCGGACGAGATCTCAACCATAAGATGTCCGCCAACTGCACGACGCCTGACATCGTCGACGTAACCTTGGATGCGCGCCGCGCGTTCTTCATCGAGGACATAAACTTTGCCTCCTTCTCGCAGTGTGCCAGTGGCGCCGATGGCGTCTGTGGGATTCTTGCCATTTTTAAGAAACATGGCGGACCAGATGTGCGTCATGCTCCCGTCATCGGCGTACTCTGAGCTGCCGCCGTCACTCTCGCGATTCTCGGGGAACGCCATCGAGCCAGGGCAAGCAATCCACCTGTGGGAAGCGCTCATTGCGAATAGTTTGTGAGTGCTCATTCTGGTAACTCTGCTAGTTGCTTAGCGCCGCGCATGAACAACATATGCTTGGTGTCGCCGCGCAGGCGGGACGAGTCGTGGATGAGATGCAATTCCGCCATGATGCGTCCGGCTAGCGCGACCGATTCATGGTTCCTAAACTTCGGCGGATTGCGCAGTAAGTTAGCCCGGAGAGCGCGGCGGCGCCGCACTTCCGGACTGAGTTTGCAGATGGTGCTCATTAGCTAAGCAGGATCTCTTCGGCACCCGCGACGAATGCCGCATAGTGCTCTTCGGCGAGCGTTGACTTGCTCTTAGCGCCGAACTTGCCGAGTAGCGCGATTGCTTCGGCTTTCTTGTTGGCTTCCAGCATAGCGCCGATCGCCTTACCGACTTGCTCTTCGGTAGCACCCTCAGAAGGGGATGCACTCGCAGCAGGAGTGGCCGGTTTGGTGGCGCCAGCGGTCTTCTTTGGCGTAACCGGTTCCGTCGCAACGGTAGTCGCAACAGCGGGCTCTTTTTTCGCTGCCGGGGTGGCAGACTTCTCGGCTTTTGGGGCATCGAGCGCCTTATCACCGTTCAGGAAGGCGAGGAACACATTGGCTTTACCGATGATTTCGGCCGGGCTCGTGCCACCTACTTGGAGGGCTGCCGCAAGCGCGCGCTCACGATTATTATCGGACATTGAGTGGGACTCCTGTTTTGGGGTTTGGGGATCATAGCAGTAAATCGTTTCCGTCAGCAAGTTCGGCGTCGTCACCGTTGATATGCTTCATGGTGTCGGCGCCGCTTGCGTTGATCCATCTAGGGTCAAGCGCGATCATGCGATAAATTGACTGGCCGACGCGCTTGCGCATGGCAACACCGTTGAAAGGTGGCCCTGCAAGTATCTTGCCAATACGATCATTTGAGGGTTTCGCGGAGCAGTGTTGCCGCACATAGTCCGCTACATCGCGGGTGATTACCACACCCTTCGATAGCGGCTCTGAGCGCTCTTCGAAGGAAGTCACGAGCATCTCTAAATCCGGAGCAATCGATGCCTCGATCATGGAGAATCTTGAGTGCGTCTTCGGTGCGTCGGCATTGGGATCGAACGTAGTGAGCGGTACAGAAAGGAAATAGTGTCTCAATACTGCCGGCGCTCGATTCGTCCGTAGGAACTTTGTGAATAACCATTCTTTTTCCTCGCCGGTCATTGCCGGTGCGCTTAAGTTGTGGACCGCCCATTTGCGGTCGTTCTCATCGATCAGTGCCGCGTCATCCTTGTTGGTGCTCGCGGTAACGACCAAATGGTTAGGGATGCTGTAGCCCTTCGTCCCTTTCGGGTGTACGGCAAGGATATCGTCAGCGATCCAATTTTCCACTTTCTTGCTGATAGCTTCCCGTTCGCCACGTGTACCCGCACGAAATTCCGCCAGGGTAATGTGCCACTTTCCGATAAGGAAATCGTTGTGATCACTATTAAGCTCGCCCTGCGTAACCTCAGTGTAATAGTCTTCACCCACCAATAATTTGGGGATGGTTCCAACGATTGTGCTTTTGCCATTGCCTTGTACCTTCGACCAAATGAGGGGCGCGGTGCGAATCTTTATGCCTGGATGCTGGACCATGTGTGCGTAGAATTGCAGGAGCCACGATCGATATTCGGGATCATCGATGCGTCCGAAGAGCCAATCAATTTTTTCGAGTTCATCTTTCATTGGCGCAATCGGTGTCGGGCTGCGATCAGTCCATTGGTTCGCGTATCGCTTGCCTTTGTACTCGAATATCGATGATTCGCCTGGATAGAATGCGAGCGCTTCGACGCTGCGCTTATCCTTGGTTCGCATGAGGCGGTCGACTGGGTCCAACTCTTTGCCGTTCTTACGCGGCATGAGCGGCGTCAGCATGTGGCGGATCGCCTTGTCGCCTATGAGCACGTTGCGCTCGGCGTCGAAGTATTCCTGTTCCCAAATTACAAACACAAAACGTTCGGTGAGCGCGTCGAGTGCTTTTAGCCGCTCCGCGCTTTTGCCTGTTAGCTTCTCAACGATCGTCGCGTTGGCGATTTCGTCCGGGATAATTTCAAGGTCCTCGATGTCAACGGGCGCTTCGGCTGCGAGCGCTTCGCCTGACGCGACGTGCTTACCGGCGCCCGATTCGAAGCTGAGCCAATGTGATTTGAGCACAACATCGCCAGGGTACGCTGCACGCTTAATACCTCGGGACCAGTCGCGCCAAATATCGAAGCCTGCACCATCGCCGTCAGTGCCATCGTGCAATTGCATACCGACTTTGATCCATTCGTCATATTCGCAGTCCGGTGAATGTGTGAACGCCGCCTTACGCAGTTTTACTAAGTCTATCGGGGGACTTTGCTTGGCGGCAGTGGCATCCGCATCCCCTGATGACACCACTTGTGCAGAAATGGTACTGTTTATATCCGGCTCAAGATCGCGCCATACGTTTAGAAGATTCGCAGGTATCGTAGGCAGACTACGCCAGTCGCCAAGAATCCCGCCCGCCCATTCATACGGTTTCTTCGTGTCCGGATGCATACTAGGGGGCAGGACATCTTGAACAGACTTCCCGTTGGCCGATGCACAGCGCAGTTCTAGGCCGCTCCCTGGCGGCTTAAACGTACGGAGCGGGCGCTTCATACGGTACAGGAGTTTGGCCCGCCCTGCGCGTCCTGAGCTTATCTGGACCGCATCGTCAGCATCGAGCAACGCGTCAACGTCAACACCGCGCTCAGCGAGCCACGGGCGGGCAGCCTCTAGATTATCTAGGTCTAAGGCGCACGTGCCGCTCAGCGCGTGGAGTAACCCGGCGTTTACCAGGCCATCTGCAGCATCGAGTGCAATACCAGCAACGTTCCATCCGACGCCAGTCGGGCCTTTCTTACCGCCCGGAATAGCGCAAAGCGCCCAACCGTGCCGGATGTACTCAGCGAACATTGTGGGGTGTCATGGGTCCGGCGAGGTTAAAGCAACAACTCGGACCCGTCAAGTTCGACCTCGACCCCTGTACAGCGTTCCTGCTCGGGCACCGAGCGCGCGATATCCAGTACGTCCTGTAATTCCTCGATGGTAAAGCAGCCGTTTATGGTCACTTTGCCGCCGGTCAATCCCCAGTAATTCTCAAACATTTAGCTTCCCTCCGTCATTGCGCGCAGTGCTCTAAGTGCGCGGCGCCGCGCGTTGATAGCATCGCGGTTTCGCGCGTAGTATGCCAGGCGTATCGCCCGGACGCGCTCCGGATTGCGCTCTACCCACTCCGCATCCATAAGTTTTTTCTCGACGATGTGAGATTCCCGCCATTTACGTGAGCGCTCAGCGCTTGTCATTGGCATTGCGAAGGCCTCCTATGTGGAACAGTCCGTCTTTTACATCAAGCAGCTTTGCGCAGCACGTAGAGTAACGACCTTGCGCGATGCACGGACAGAGTTTGAACCGCTGGAACTGCGCGAGCAATACTACCCGCTCAAACTCGCGCTGTCGGTTCAGCGAATCTATGGCTTCGTTCAATCGCTTTAGTTTGCGTTGCCATTCTTCCATGTTACCTCCAGAAATATAATGCGAGTAACGCAACGCATACGGCCCATGCGGTCAAAACGTTTAGCGTCCGCATCATGGTGCATGCGAGGATGTAACCTTCACTGTGTGGCTTGCGGCTCATATCTTCGTGCGCTCGCGGTTTCGGCCGAATAGGGTTTTAGGTGTAGTCGGCAGCGTGTTGTACCATCCGGCTTTGTGTGTCTTAATAGCTTCGTTGAGTGTATGGTAACCGATCAGCGGCACTTGTCTAAAACGGTGCCTTATGCCGTGGCGCGCTCTCGATATCTGCCGCGCTTGCGGGCCGGTCAGGTTGATGTGTCCGCACTCCTTACAACGCATGCTGTAGTGGATAGTATCGGTGCCGCAGTCGGGGCACGGCTGCCGCGACATTGCTTTGATGCTCATGACGTGAGGACACAGGCAAGAGCCCATCCGATACAAACCCCAACGCTGAGGATAAATAAAAACGTCGGCCAATTGTCTTTCATGGTTGATCCTTTAACCAGTTCCAAATGTATAAAGCAGTGAAGATGCCGCCCAACAAACAGCCGAGCGCGACTAGGACCAGCGCGACCAGCGTTTTGAGGATGAGCGGCACGGCATGCGGCGTTAGGTTCATAGTCTATTTCCTACGCCGATTCGTGACGGTTTGCAAGCTCGACGTAAACGAGGGTTTCCCCCTCGCCTAGCATCGGTTTGCAGACTTCTAGCGCCTCGTCGTGAGTCGCGGCGCATACGACGATGTACCCGCCGCCCGAGAATCCAACACGATAGCGATTCATTGTGCTGTGCTCCAAATGTGGATCGGTTCAATCCTGGTTATGGTCAGATACTTTATGTGCTGACCAATCGTAAGGGGGCGCCATGCGGGTGACGACAGCGTGTCTTCGTTTTCTCTCGGCTGCCAGCGACGATACGGCAACACTACGCATGTTTTTGTAGCGCTCGGTTTCCGATGCGAATGCAATGGACGGGCGTTCGGTGACGACAAAACTGCGGCAAGCATTAGGGTAGCTATCAAGACGCGTGTACTCCAATTGTTTGGTCCAAAAGTTGATCAGTCGGTAATCGGTACGCATGTCTATTCCTCTGTGTAGCTGTCGAACCACGGGCCGCGCTCCGCCGTGCGGCGCCTATTGGCCGCTTTGGTGCATGTGCTGCTGGACGTTTCAGGGTCCGAGCAATGTGCTTGCGCTTGTTCCAAAGTTAGCCCGGTCTTTATGGTGCGCTTCATCCTCGCATCGCGGAAGTATAGGCGCTGAACCTTGTAGTAGTTGTAGTAGGTGCTCATTGCAGTGTTACTCCGTCGTAGTATTCGCAGATGCGCGCATGCACGCCATTACCCTTGTGCACACCGACGTACCAGACATGCTTGACTTGATGCACGTAGTAGCCTGTACCCCAAACGCGCAGAGCCTGATTCATGCGCGTCTTAGTGGTCGCAGTCTTCCACCCGCCCGAGTCGAGCGTAATCTTCCCGCGATTATCGCGCATCGCAATCACAGTTTTGTGGTAGCGCACATATGTGGTGCCGTTGTCGTCCGTGTGCACACTCGTCTTGTGCGTGCCGATTTCGTCTCGCTTGCTCATAGGTCTAGCTCCTCTATACACTCTTGCAATTCTCGCAATTCGTCGCAACGGATTTCCGCGAAGGTATCCTCACCAACAAAGTCGCGAAACCAGTGTAGGAAGTCTCGCGCACTGTGCGCGCAACGCATATATGCGTGCAACGTTTGGATGTTGGAAGTTGATGGGCTCATACAGGTAAACTCCTATCTTTGAAGTATTCGGCTCGTACCTCGTCGGCTAGCTCCGCTTCGACCACGCGCTTATAGTGCTGGTTGCGCTGGTACGGATCACCGTCACGGCCGAAATCAATACCGCCAAGCGATGCGAGCACCCCATTAGTACCAGGTGCGCGTAGCAGGCAATACCACAGGTCGTAGGCGGGTAACTCTGCGGCATACTCGGACGAATCGATACTGTCCACGCGCCACTCAAATACGTAACCCTCGGCACTTGCCCAAGCTTCAGCAGTGGCTAGTGCTCGCGCGCAACGTTCGCGCCCATCAATGCGGCTCTCGCGATCAGGATCGTACGAGTAGCCTGCGTGCTCGAAGAAAAACTCCCAAGGTTCGGTGCTCATCGCGCTGCCTCCTGATCGTCAATGCAATGTTGAATGTACTGGGCCGCATCGTAGAACCCTTCGTGCGTCGCGCTATCGCGTTGCATGATGCAATAGCGCATGAAGCATGCGGGATCGTTGTTGAACCCACGCGGCATACGATGCCGCAGCAACATATCGTCCATAGCGTCCGAGATGTAGTTGCATTCTTGCCTCCAATCGTTTGCGTTCATGAGTGCACCTCGAAAGTTACCTGTCGATTTAAGAATGCGCACGCTTCGTCCATTGCGTCGACGTACGATATTGGGCGCTTCTCATCTGATCGCGCCTTGCATAGCTTGCCAGCAATGTGGGCGTAGACAAACCAATCGTTAGGATAACTGCGCAGGACTTCCACTGTGCGATCGCCAATGCTGGCGGTATAACCGTATAGGTGTGGTTGATTAATGCGTTCGAATTTTATCACGTGGTCTACTCCATGTCGATCGCGACGTACGCGACCAATACGGCTGCGGCGCACGCAATGATCGCGTAGGTGTTGATGAAGAATTGAATGCTCATGACTGCAAACTCCGTTCATAGACTGCGACCATCTGAGCCAACGTGCGCTGACTCTGTTTGGGTAGTGGCTTACCGCCGTTGCGGCGCTCCATCTCATCCAGTAGCGCCTTGTGGTCAACCTTACCGTTCACAGTTAACTGTCGAAAGATTGCAATCGCGTTGGCTGCCGCGTTAGCTGCCGCGTTAGCTGCCGCGTTAGCTGCCGCGTTAGCTGCCGCGTTAGCTGCCGCGTTAGCTGCCGCGTTAGCTGCCGCGTTGTTGGTGTCTGACATGTTCGCTCCTATCGGTT